CAAGACATCTCGGGTGAATTCCGCATGCTGGTCATGAAGGGCCAGTACCAGGAGCTCTTCAACAAGCTCCCGAAGATTGGTGCCGCTCCCGTGGCTGCCACTCCGACAGGTGTTGCCCCAGTGGTTACCGCGCCACCTGTTGCCGCACCCGTTGCTGCGCCAGTCATCGCCACTGTGTCGAAGGCTCGTGTGCCTTCCGAGGTAGAACTCGAGAAGCTCTACAAGGGAATCTTGCGCAGCGACGATGCCTACAAGACCGCGGAGGAAATCAGGACATTCATCGCCTCCTTGAACCTCACGGTGCTGGAAGCCTCAACCGAGTGGAACAACACAAAGATCCTCGAGCGTCTGCTTGCCTGGCTCGAGAAGAGAGTTCTCGTTGACAAGGACTCCAAGTTGGTTGGGAACGAATGGACCGTTCCAAACAAATCGAAGTGGTTGGCGCGCCTCCCGAACGGTGGTGGGGAGGAGGGTCGACAGATCCGTCGTTGCATCACATGCCTCCGTTACCTGAATTACAAGGACAACATCTTCACTGGTGCATGGCAGACCTTCATTGACCAGATGGAAAGCCCGGCCAAGGGTATGGCGGGCGTGGGCTTCAAGGATGTTTGGACCAAGAGTATGCTCGAGGACCTGGTGGAAGTGTATCTCCCACACCAGCTGGAACAGAAGCTCTGGACGAAGGCTGTCTTCCAGCTTGCGCAGATCCTGCAGATCCTCTCGTTCGTCTCGGGCACGGGGAGTGGCACGGGTTCAGTGAAATTCGCGAATTCGAACGAATTCAAAATGACTCCCATGATGTGGTTGGTTCGCGCCGACGGCACCAAGGTGGGTGTCGATGCCATCCGAGGCGCCTACGGTGATTTCGACGCCGCCGAACAGATCAAAGGCCTGAATCAAATCTTCAAAGTCCCGGTTGGGAAGACTGCCCAGATCATGTCCATGGCGGAGGATGGCTACGCCTACCTGGTCCCTGTGGCGCAGGACAAGATCCAAGGTGACCATGCCATCCTATTGGCCAAGGCTCTCACGAATCCCACCACGAGAAATTCGTCGCTCTCGATGCGTTTCTTCGACACCGACGATGCCGCGGGTGAAGTCAAGAAGCTCTTCAACGAGCTGATGAAGACTTACAGCAGGAACGCCACATTCTGGCAGAAATTCACGAACGACGCCCTCAAGGTCCCTGGCTACCAGAAAGGATACCTGGCCAGCGAGCCGTGGCTCGATTGGATGGCCGAGCAGATCCAAGGAGACCGAATCAACGTCTTCCTGAACTGGTCTCCATTGACGCCCGCCGCGCAAGGCATCTTCCTGACCTCGCTCCTGCACTTCATCGAGAAAAAGGGCATCAGCGCCGCTCTTTGGCTGGTGGGTCTGCAGGAGTCAATCCGAACGGGGATGACCACTTACGAGAAAGACTTCATGGACATCTTCAACGAGAAGATGGGTATCCTGAAGGATCGAATCAGTCAGGCGTTGCATCGCCTGGATTGGGACAACAGCGATGTCTACCCGAAAGTCCTCGCGTTCCTGGGCAAGTATCAAGCGCACCTGAACATCATCAATGAGGAGTTCTGGTACAACCTGGCCTCGAAGGATGCGAAAATCTTCCAAGAATGGGATATGCCCGAGCAAATTCAGTGGAACATCTTCACACGTTTCGGGAAGAGCTACATTGCAAATGCTTCCGAACTTCGCGCCTTCATGATGAAGAAGTATGAAAAGGTCCGCTCGGAACAATACGCCTCGCTCCTTCTGGGTCTGACCAAGAAGCAATGGGGACGCAGTACGCTTGGCGCCATGATCGCGCAAGGCTTCTTCGACGTCGTGGAAGAAGACCAGCTCCCGAAGGACTTCCTGGCGGCGCTGGAAAAGTCCATGGAGACCTTTGGCGGCGATGGACCGGACGCCGATCGTATGGGGCTCGGCTCCACGGACAAGAAGTTCAAGCCGTGGTTCTTCAAGCTCTTGAGGGAAGCTTTCTTGAAGGCGCCCAACAAGCAGCCAAACGCACGAACCATCGGAAACGCCCAGGTTCTCTTGAAGGCAGACGAGTTCAACGACTACATGAAGTCCATTCCGCAGGATGTGTTCAACCAGCACACCCTCGTGACCGCTGTCTGGAATTCTACACTCGGCGGCACCGGCTACAATGTGGGCACCGCGCTGGCCGGCATCCTGAAGAAGATGGAGCAGCAGCACGCCACGCTCACCAAGGAGGTTGTGCAGAAGATGCTGATCACTATCGGCATCCAGAACCAGTCCAACAAAGCCGCATTCACAAAGGACTTGCGCGATCCTTGTATCGACTCCGTGTGTCAGATCTTCAACAATATGTCGGCTGCGGGTCGTGATCGTGAAGTGGACGAGATGTTTGACGGCATGTCGTATGCTCCCGAGATGAAGAAAATCATCGCCGAGTGGTTTTCCAAGACGGGTGTTTTGCACAATGCCCTCGAGGCTGTGAAGAACGACGTCGTGAAGCCGCTGGTTGAGATTGATCAAAAGCGCCTTGGCACCTTGATGAAGTACAACAACATCAAGATTCCCACGAACATGGTCGCGGACCTTCGCAAGCAGGTCAAGCTCTCGTCTCTCATGAAGACCCACAAGTCCTTCGCGGTTGAGCCGTTGGCTGTCACGGAAGAGGTCATCCAGAACAAGGAGATGCTCCAGCGCACCATCGAATTCGATGCCTTCAACAAGTATCGCCACGGTCAGGTGGGTGTGGAGTTCCTGAGGTCGTTCCATGTCGACATTCCTCTCCAGCGTGAGAAGAACAAGGAATGGGACGAGGCACATCCATCCGATCGCGTTATGGACCCTGTCTTCCATGGCACGGGCTCGGTTGCCGCCAGCTTCATTCTGCGATACGGTTTCGCGGTGGTGAGCTCGAACGACGCTTCCGTGGTCGGGCGCATGTTGGGCGATGGCATCTACTTCTCAAATGTGCTCGACAAGTGTGGCCAGTACGTCTCGACGGCGGCTATTCACGTGGCATCGGCAACGAGGGCTATGTGTTCCAGATGCGCGCCAACCTGGGCAAGTACGGCACCGACTTCCAGGAAGGGCGCTCGGGTCTGGTCTCGCCTGAGTGGTGCGTGTTCCACCCGAACGAGCAGCTGAAGATCTACAAGGCACACTTCATCCGCCTGGTCCCGAAGTCCAAGATCCAGAGCATCAAGACAAACCTGAGCATCAATGAGAACACCGCCTTGCGGGTGAAGTATATGACCGAGCATTTGAACGAGGAGGTCCAGTCCCAGACTGGAACGATCTCCTATACATTCGTGGACGGTACCATCCCTGTCGACGCCCAGCGTTCTGTCCCGTTCGAGGAGTTCGATACCACGGAGTTCGGGGATCACTTGTACCTGGAGCCATCGGCCCTGGGTCCGGTTCTCTACATCAAGTCGACAGCGATGGACAACGACATCTACGTGGTTCGATATACCACGCAGTTCATGAACCAAGGAGACGACTTCCAGAACTTCCTCCAGCTGCTAGGAAAAAAGGCAGAAACGGAAAATAATGCTTGACATTCGGTTCAAGGCCATCTATAATATGTGAATAGGTTAGGAGATCATTCATGTCTGTTGTGCACATCAACTTTGATACCGAGACGTTGGGCTTGTACGAAAACGCTGTCGTGACGACGCTCTCCGCCGTCCCGTTCACGTTTGAGGACAACACGCCCTACGACGAGCTGGTTCGGCAGGGCTTCTTCGTGAAGTTCAAAATCGTCGAGCAGCTCAAGGTTTATGGTCGCGAGACCACACAGTCCACCGTAGATTGGTGGAAGCAGCAAAGCGAGGAGGCCAAAGTCTTCTCCATCAAGCCCAGTGCTGACGATGTCACGCTGGTCGAGGGGCTCAACAGTCTCACGGCATTCATCAAAGAATCCGGCTACGACTGGAAGAAGTCCTACCTGTGGTCACGGGGTAATGCATTCGACTTTCCGAAGATCGAATCGCTGTATCGGAATTGTGGTCTTGAAGTGCCGTTCAATACCTTCCGAGTCCGTGACACACGCACCATGATCGACTGCTTGACCGGCAGTGAAAACGGCTACTACCGTTTGCGAGAAGGTCAGCCCAAGTCGTTCGTGAAGCATCACGCCTTGCACGACGCCGCTCTCGATTGCGCGAACCTGATCGAGATCTACCAGACCATGGCCAACGAGAGCGCGACATGAGCATCGTCAAAATCGAATACCCTTCGCTACAAGCCACACGTGTCGGCGCAACGCTGACACACGGAGAGGTCGTGGAGAGGAAGAGCCAAAGCGGCGCAGAAACCTTCTTCTTCAAGATCGTGCGCAAGGAAGCGTCTTACCTATACGACCTGATCGGTGTCTGGTTCCATGAAAAGAACTTCGGCACCGTATACGACCAATCCAGCCCGAGTGAGAGATTATGAGCGAAGAGAACCATCTGAACACCGTCACCATCCCGTCCGACCCGAAGGTCCGCGCCGAAATCCGCGCCAGCCTGCGTGACATCAGCAACCTGAAGAGCCTGGTGAAATCTGCCCAGGACACCGTCAAGGATGCCATCAAGGGTGCTGCCGAGAAGTTCGAGATCCCGAAGCCGTATTACGACCGCATGGCCACGATGTACCACAACGGTAACTTCGAGAAGGCCCAGTCGGAAGCTGACGACTTCTTCACCCTGTACGAAGCAATCGTGGAGACCGCCAAGTGACAACGCCAACACCCCGTCCCGGTGCTGTTCTGCAACCGCAGACCAAAGTACCACCCAAGACGGCAGCCAAGCCTGCAGTGAAGTCTGCCGCGCCGGTTGCCGGCTCCAAGCCCGCTCTGCCTGAAGCCAAGGCAGCACGCGCCGCGGCGCCGCAGTATGCTCTGCCTCCGGTAGATCCTCGTCTCGTGATTCGCATCTTCGAGCAGATCCCCGAGTACAAGTCCAAGAAGATCACCAGTCTTGACATCTTGATTCGTGGTATGCTCCAGCTCGGAAACACAGCTCTGGCGGGATCGACAGGCGGTTTCCAGGACACACCCTACACCAACTTCCTCCAGGGCCTGATTCGTATGGCCGTTGAGCGAGGTTCCAAGGGAGTAGTGGTCAACTCCTGACCCGAGATATTGAGAGAAGTACTAGAAAGGGCCCACATCGGGCCCTTTCTTTTGATTGAATAAATAACCTGTGACTACACAAGGGATCTATTCAACATGAATTTCGACTTTCAGAATTGGTTGCACGAAAGCATCTCAGAAGGAAACGCGGATCGCGCAGCCAAGCTGATTAGCTCGTATCTACAGAAGAAGACGGGCATCAAGTTCGTGCGCATGGCGGGTGTCGAGATCTTCGACAACTCTCATTCACAAGGCTTCGGTATCCGCTTCTTCTACGAGAAAGACCAGGCCATTCGCTTCAACTGGGCCAACAGTGGTGACATCGGTTCTTCTGATCTCGTGAGCATCGACGTATGGGACGGGGAGCACCACGACCCATCCTGGAACGTTGATTTCGACCATGAAGCATCGCTGGTCACCATTCTCCCGTTCATCGCCGATATCCTCTCGGGTCCGATTCATATCGGGGACTTCGTGGCGGTGCCTGCCGACAACCTGAACGAGTCCGCGGATGAAGATCTGTACGACAAGGTGGTCGCGACCCTGAAGACGGGTGAGCCGGTTCCGGTTTCGGGCATCCTGTCCAACTACGGCTCACGCGGCGAAAAGATCCTGAACGCATTGCGCATGGATTATCCACACCTCTTTGAGAAGGTGGGTCGATCACTGGTGTTTCGGGGAACAGATAAGGACCTCCAAGATCTGGGCCTTGAGAAGGATAAGGTAGTCCAGAAGATCGGGGGTGTCAAGGTTGTCATCAAGAAAGGCGGGAGTAATGACACGGTCAACACCCAGGTCCCGGCTGGGGTACCGGATGGATCAGATATTGAGAAGATTGCGTATGAAGACCAGCTTGATGACCTGAAGTCGCTGATCGCCCTGACCGTGAAGGGTGCCTCGAACGCACTTTTCATCGCTGGACGAGGCGGCGTCGGCAAGACTCACACGGTCGAAACCACGCTGAACGAGCTGGGCCTTCGAGACGGTGATGGCTACTTCAAGCAGACCGGTTCGGCATCCCCGGCGGGTATCTATCGACTGCTGTTCCAGTACAAGGACAGCACGGTCATGTTCGATGACGCTGACGGCGCTCTTTCGGACCAGGACGGACGCAACCTGATCAAGGCTGCCACCGATACCAAGAAGGTGCGCAAGCTGGCCTGGGCCAAGACATCCAAGAACCTGATTGATCCAAGCGTGATCACACCCGAGCAGATCGATCAGGGTTTCCTCCCGACCAGCTACGAATTCACGGGTCGCATCATCTTCATCTCCAACCTTTCGACCGACAAGCTGGATCCAGATCGCGCTCTTCGTACTCGCGCCCTGATGATCTCGATTGACCCGACCGACCAGGAAGTCATCGAGTTCATGCGCAAGATCGTGGACAGGATTCCTCTCGAGGACGGCAATACGTTGGATGACTCGGAACGCGAGGAAGTGATTGTCCTGATCGATTTGGGCAACAAGGCGGACCTGAACATCCGAAAGCTCGTTCGCTCCCTGAACATTCGTGCCTCAGCCAAGGCTGGCGGTGTGAATTCGTGGGAACGTCTCATCAAACTCTACGCATAGGAACACTACCATGGATCCAAAATCATACGCCCGCTTGCTCGGAAAGAGCCCGTCTCGAATCCGTCTCATGGAATCGGAGAACAAGGAAATCGAGGAAGGCGACAAGGTTCGTTTCGAGATGGACGGCGAGACCAAGTCTGGCACCGTCGTTGAACTCCATGACGACGAAGCCCGCGTCAAGACTGCCGACGACGAGGTGCATACTTGCAAGCGCGCTGATCTCGAGAAGGCTTCACAATGAAGATGGTGGTGGCCCCACTCACACTGTTTTCATGAAGGCAAAAACACCAGGCTGAAGACGAGAAGAATGGCGACACCGGGCGCAAATACTCAGTGTTCCCTAGCTCGTAAATCCAATCTTTGGTGAGATATAAAAAAGGGCTTGACATTCTGTGTCAGGTCCTTTATAATTGCTGAATGTGAGACAGGAACGTAGCCTCGGTGCCGCCTGTCGTTGCTCGACTACAATCAGCCAGGGCTAATCGTCGTTCACTCGTGGTATTCGACGTGAGTAGAACCTGTAGAGTCACCTTCGAGTAACAAAGAAGGGTGGGCGGAAGCCTACCTCGAAAGACAGACCTGCTCTGCCTCGCCGGCAACAGGTGTCGCTCTCCCTCGGGCACAGACCGATCTAGAGCGTGGCGTCATTCGAAAGACCGAATTAGGAGCATGGGGTGTCGTCCGATGACCACATCCAGCATCACATAAGCACTCTTATCTGCGCAGCGTGTCGACGGGTTCCCGTACTGATACATTCCTTCGGTGTCACAGCCGAAGGCGTGGCTCCAAATCCCCACCTGATACTCATCTCCAGTACGTCTTAAATACTATACTACCGGAAGGATACAAGATGGCTGGTCTCGACCGAAGGAAGACGAACTCCACACAGACGTCATGGGAGTTCTACATCGAAGGAAACGACGCGTGGTTGAAGAACCCGTTGCGTGCCGAGATGGCGGGCGAACTGATGGGCCCGGATGGTCTGACACCTTCATACCGTTTCGCGAAGAACGAGTCGATACAGATCCTTGATACCCACCTGCACGACATGGGTACCAAGAAAATGGCCAAGGTCCTGATCAACGGGATCACGGGCTGGACTTTGATAAAGTATATCTCAAAGCCCACCACCGTCTTGCGTACCTCGGAGTCGGGCGAAAGGGTACAGGAGAGGCAGGAGCGTTCGGTCATCATGGCGATCAACGATGCCGTGGCTGCCAACAACGGAGGGCCAATCACTTTGGCCTGCGGAACCGTTCGTGTCACACAGGTCGTGAAGGCGCGGAAAAATGACGGCCTGAACTTCTTCAAGAAGGAGAAGTATGCCGACATGATCCTTACCTTATCCTCTGGCAAGGAGCTTGGCGTCTCCATGAAGATGAACAAGGCGCCGAGTTTGCTGGGTGGTGGACTTGAGGCCCTGTATGAGATTGACCCAAACTATATCGTCAAGATCACAAACAAGGCCTTGCAAATGGCCCTGAATGACAAGCGTTTTGAGATCGGATCCAACAAGAAGCTGGCCGACATCTTCATTGAGTTCTCGAATCGAGTGTTTGTGGAGAAGGCCCTTCGTGGGACCGTCAAGATGGGAGGGCCCGTCCACTACATGTTTGTGGGCACCGCCGAGCCAACACACATCCTGAAGAAAAACGTCCTCATGATCACAGACTCCAAGATGTACGGCACCCGTCTCTATGCGCAGCACATCGGAAAGTTCTACTTGCGCATCAGGCGGCGTGACGCGGGTCAGATCTTCACCAACCAGATCGACAGCAAAGGCATTCCATTCTTCTTCAAGAAACCGAACGGAAGCGAGCGTGCCCGCTTCGTGGTCGACAAAACACTCTCGGGGGCTGGCCTCCTGGTCAAGGACTAAGCATCATGACATCACAAGTACTCTCGGCAGCGATCAGCAAGGTTGACACGCTCCTCCAGACCCAAAACCGATCCCTCTCCCCGAAAGTGGCTGATCTCCTCAACGAGCTCAGTGAACTCGAGATGAAGGTCGTCAAGCTCGGGACCCGGATCAGCAACTTCTCACGCTTGAGCCAGCTGATCCAGCAGGCCCACAAATTCTTGGACATGGATGCTTGACATCTGATCCAAGAGGTGCTATACTATGGATTCAAGAAAGCAGAACATCCTGCTACAGCTCTTGACCCTGCTTCTGGAGAATCGTGATGAAGTGATCATGGAATGGAAGGCAACATGCTGCGCGACCGACCCCGCCGCGGGTCCTGTGCAGGTGTATCGAAACCAGGCCTGCTACAAGATCGGCAAACTGCTTCTTGATAATGAATCGTGGATGCGCGCGGAGATGGCCCATGCAACACAAACTTGAACCTATGGTGGATACCAAAAATGATTACGATTGTGTTTCTGATTATCTCGGCGGCGATCCAGATACATCTTCTCTATATCTTCCGGAAGCCCATGAAATGGAAGAGCAAGAAATCTGGTCACTCTCTCGAGGTCACACGCAACAACCTTGTGATGATCCTGGACAATATGGAGGCTGATAAGGTCTACTGGAAGAATCTGGCACAGTCGCCCGAGAAGGATATGACAAAAAACATCTCCTTATGTATAGAGGCTGGCGCGGAAGTGAACACATTGCGCGACAATGCGAATTGTCTTCTTTCGGAGCTCAACACCTGTAAAGCTCGTGTCAAGGCCCTGAAGGAGGAGCATCAAAAGGAAGTTGAGGAGCTAATGGCAAGCGCCCAATCTTATGGTGACTATCGCGCCGACACCATACGCATGGCAGCCGAGCTCGAAATGAAAAGACTGCGACACGAACATGCCAAGGAGATGGCACATGGCGCCCGAGTGAACGATGCATTGTTTGAGCGTGTTGCATCGCTGTCGCTCGAGGTCGTGAGCCTGAAAACTCCCAAGCGCCGGCGCAATCGAGACGCCAAATGACCAAGTCGTATGGTCTCATGGACCTCACCAAGGACATCTTCAAGGGCACAGTGGATCGTGCCTCCTTGGAGGAGGCCTCTCGGCGACTCAATATCTGCAACGCCTGCCCTGACCTGTCCATGCTGCGCGCCTGCAAACATTGTGGTTGTTTCATGGACGCGAAGGTAAAGTTCGAGAAGTCCACGTGTCCGGTTGGGAAGTGGTGACCTAAATATTACACCTCACCGTCAGGCATGGAGCCCATCATGAGTCACTTCTTGTTCGGTTTGTTTTTCGGAATGATCGGTGGAACCCCCATCGGGTATTTCCTGGGTCGCCGGTTGAGTAAGGGCAAAAAGGTTGTATACCAGCTGCTAACACCGGCCCTGTAGTGTAAGTATCGTTGTATGAAGCGACTCAAAAGGTCGTGCGGACGCGGGTTCGATTCCCGCCAGCTCCACCAAAAGCATTTCGTGCTGCTGCAGCAACGCTAGACGGTCAGCGGTTCCCCTCGAAAGGTACTGCGAAGCCGAGACAGGCCCTTTGACGGCGCGGCGAAATGCTTTTGATGGGGCTGCCCAGGTTTCGACGTGGGGCTGAATAGACGAGTGGACAACGCGTCAAGAGCTGACGTTAAACAGATCAAAATCAACTATCTGCAAACGATAGCACATACGCCCTGCGCGCTAACGCGTAAGCACGGCTGAGGATCTTGACGGTTCGACCTTATCAAAGAACTGAACCGTCACCCTTTCTAGGTACTGAATATGACTACTGACACCATCGGCTTCAACAGTTTCATGGGACGCGATGAGACAGGCAGTTACGACTTCGGCACCGACTTCATTTCTCGAACCACCGGCTGCGCCCATGGCTCCTGGTACACACTCTTCGAGCGTCGTGATGGATTCTATGCGGTCTTCCTGACCTTTGATGGTGAGATTTCGATACAGTATTCAAACTCACACACCGTGAGTCCATTCCTGTACAAAGACCCCTCGGTTGCACAACTGGACGATCAATCGATCCAGAACTACACGCTCACGGTCGCCACCCAGATGGCTGATCAGCTCGATGTTCGTGAAATCAAGCTCAGTGCCGTCAATTGGACTGCCATCCGAGCTCACGGCATCAAGAAGCTCACCGGGTGGGATATCGTGTCCTCGCATGATGGCGAGCTTCACATGGAACGTGTCTGACTTCTCGTAAATATCCGCCCCTTCAACAAATGAGGTTTTATGGAAAATCGCCCTGTCGAGACACCCTGGTCCACCGTTGGATATCTCACGTACAAACGGACCTACGCCCGAGTCAAAGATGAAGAGACTGGGGAGACAGAAGAGTTTCCAGATACCATTCAACGCGTCATCGATGCTGCCCAGAACCAGCTTGGTTGTGGTTTCACCGACATGGAAGTCGCCCGCCTGCGCGACTACTTCCTGGGCTTGAAAGGTTCCGTGGCTGGTCGTTTCCTGTGGCAGTTGGGAACCGCGACGGTCAACAAGCTGGGTCTCCCTTCTCTCCAAAACTGCGCGGCCACCGTGGTGGATCACCCGGTTCGCCCGTTCACATGGGCTTTCGACTTCCTGATGCTTGGATCGGGTGTTGGCTACAACATCCAGCGTGAGTACGTCTACAAGCTGCCGCCCGTACTTGAGTCGTTCAAGGCTCCGGTCCGCAAGGACGAAAAGGACGCCGACTTCGTGGTGCCTGATACCCGGGAAGGCTGGGTCATGCTTCTGCATCATGTTCTCGAGAGCGCCTTCTTTGAGTCGGACTACAAGCCGGGCTTCTCTTTCAGCACACAGCTGATTCGTGGCAAGGGTGCCAGGATCAAAGGCTTCGGCGGCACCGCGTCGGGCCCGGAAGATCTGGTATGGGGAATCATGGAAATCTCTCGCGTCATTTCCGCCCGCGCTGGAACGCAGCTTCGACCCATCGACTGTCTCGATATCATGAACATCCTCGGGAAGGTCGTGGTGGCAGGCAATGTTCGCCGCTCGGCACAAATCGCGATCGGTGACTCGGATGACATGCAGTACCTGGCCGCCAAGAACTGGGCCACGGGCGACATCCCTGCCTGGCGCGCCATGTCCAACAACTCGGTGGTCTGCAACAACATCAACCATCTCCCGAAAGAGTTTTGGGACACCTACAACGGCGACTCCGAGCCGTACGGTCTTATCAACCTCAAGCTGATCCAGTCATGCGGGCGCCTGGGCGAGACCCAGTACAAGGACAAGAAGGTTGTGTCGTGCAACCCTTGCGCGGAACAGTCGCTCGAGAAGTATGAGACATGCTGCCTGGCCGAGATCATCCTCTCGAATGTTGAGTCCAAGGAAGAGCTGCTTGATGTCGCGACGCTGCTGTATCGCATCAACAAGCATTCCCTCCGCCTGCCGTGCCATGCCAAGGAAACTGAGGAAGTTGTGCACCGCAATATGCGCATGGGCATTGGCATCACGGGCTACCTGCAGGCCACGGAAGAGCAGCGTTCCTGGCTCTCGGAGACCTACACCGCCCTTCGTCAGTTCGACAAAGAGTACTCCAAGAAGAACGGTTGGCCTGTCTCGATCAAGCTCACGACCGTGAAGCCGTCAGGCACGTTGAGTCTGCTTCCGGGTGTGACTCCTGGCGTCCATCCTGGATATGCCCGTCACATGATTCGACGCATTCGTATCGCTGCCGACAACCCGTTGGTGCAGGTCTGCAAGGATCATGGATACCCGGTCGAGTTCCTTCGCAATTTTGACAAGTCGGTTGACCGTTCGACTGTGGTGGTGGAGTTCCCGTTCTCGTATCCTGAAGGCACCGTGATGGCAGATGGGCTCACGGCTCTGGATCAGCTGAGTTATGTGAACCGTCTACAGACTGAGTGGTCCGACAACATGGTCTCCTGCACGGTCTACTACAAGCTGGAGGAGCTCGATACCGTAAAGGATTTCTTGAAGAAGAACTACAACAAGGGCTTCAAGACGCTTTCGTTCCTGCTCCATTCGGGACATGGTTTCGACCAGGCTCCGTACGAAGAGATCTCACATGAGGACTTCGACGAGCGAGTGGCGGCATCTCGACTCATCAGTCATGTTGCGGCTGCCGAGTTCGAGGGTGACGCGGAATGTGCTGGAGGCGTCTGTCCCGTCAAATGAAACCTCGAAAGCAACCGGAACCCCGTAGTACCAAGCCCGTCGAGGTGAAAAGAAAGCCCTCGACGGGCCATCCTAGAACGTTCACCCATGTGGGAAGATTGTTGTTGGTCCAGCCTAAGGTATTCAGCTCGGGTTAAGTGGCGGTAGTCTATAATACGTGTCTACCTCAACCCAACGCCGGTAGTTCGTATGAATTATATCATCGCCGCCTTCCTTGAACCGGAGTCATATCTGCACTACTTGGTATCGTCCTGAGCGACGACAATTCACACGTCTTGCATGAAACGAGCCCGCCTTGCGCGGGCTTCTTTTTGGTTGATTTGTAAGGAAAAATAATGCTTGACAATTCCTGGTTTAGGTGCTATACTGTTCGTGTAGGTCAACCAACAGGACATATATCATGAGAGTGAAAGGTATAGAGCGTATCAGCAAGAATGTTGAGATCGACGTCGATCCATGCGATGTCATCGACCAGCTGTCCGTCGCACTCAAGCAGAAGTATGGAATTAACCCTGACTGGTACATCAACAGTGAAGGATTTTGGGAAGATTGGTACGACACTGGCCATGGATCGGGTCTCACTTCCACACATCGTAGGGCGACTGTACAAGAAGTCGAAATCTTCGCCGCCTTGAAAATCGTTAGCATCGCTGCAAGGAGTAACATCTTTTGAAGTCTGACATCATCGAAGCCGCCACCGGCAAGTTCATCGAGCCGAAGCATTCGGGCCTGATCTATTCCAAGGTCGACCTGATCAAGGCTCTGAACCACTATTCGTGCTATGCCAAGCCCGATAACCTTCGCGCCTGGTCCATGACGTACCTGCACAAGCATCACCCCGAATTGGTCAAGATCGCCAACCTGGCACCCATGAACGCATTTGATTCATATGGTGCCTTGTGCCGGCTCTCGGAGCGAGGCTACGAACACCCGCCCGAGATGAAGGAGCGCATCCGCGCATACTTCTCGGGCCTGAAGCCAAAGGGTCATGCTGTGAAGGATCCTGAGGCTGCCCCGAAACCCATCCAGGCTCCCAAGAACACACGCTCTCGTGAAGCGTTCGAGATGGCGCTGGACGAGCTGCTCCTGAACGGTGTGGTGGCCACGGTCAACTTCATCGCTTCCGAGTCTCATCGTGATATCAAGGAGCAGTGCGAGCGAGGGCTCTTGGAAGTCACCGAGGCTCCCGAGTATTTCACGGGGAACGACGCCTCGAACCTCAAGAAGTTCTACAAGGCCACCCTCGAGAAGATCACCAAGATCAAACAGGGCAACAAGGCTGTCGTGAAGCCCAGCAAGGCCAACCCGGCCAAGATGATCAAGGATGTCAAGTTCCTTCGACGCCTTGAGATCACGCTCCCGAACGGCGCTATCTTGGGTCTCAAGTCTGTGGATCCAATCGACACGCTTGAGCGAAAGAAAATGTACGTCTTCGATGCTAAATATCGTCGACTCATCGTGTTCGTGACCTCCACGGCATCTGGCTTCATGTACGCAGGCACCACGCTCAAGAATGTGGACCTGTCCAAGTCGTTCAGCAAAACGATCCGCAAGCCCGAGGAGTTCTTCCCGAACACCAATATCGGTGTCGCGGAGCTCAACAAGGCCTTCGCGGCAGTCAAGTCGAAGGAGACTGTGATGGTGTCGGCACGCTTCAATCCCGACTGGCTCATCCTGAAGGTAACCGAAAAGGGCGCATAATACGTGGGCATCGCATTCAGCAAAATCAGGGACGCATTCCAGACAGGCCAAGCCTCGGGCGAGGTCCAGCGTCATGGTGTGGTTCCGGCTGATGCGATACCCACAGGTGACCAGGTTTCGAGATCTCATATCTTGAACAAGGAAGTGGAAGACGTCTTGAATGTTCAGTTCTCGGCGCGCAGGTGTGCCTTGATCTTGAGCCCATTCCAGATGGAAGATCCACAGCTCGCGAACAAGATGAATCGGTATGCGGTACGAGCCTCACAGGATTCCATCAAGCGTCACGAGGCGCCTATTTCAACGTCCTTGTTCTTTTACGATACCTTGAACATCCACGTTCGCATCGAGAAGGACATCGGGCTGCAGAGTATGATGTCGTGGATCAGGCACGCTGACGTGCTGGCAGTCTACATCGACTATGGTATCACCCAGGCCATGGATCTCTGCATCAAGATCGCCAAGATCAAAGGCTGCAAGATCGAATACAGGACCGTGGGGCCAGTCTAAAAGAATGCTTGACATGCTGGTGTCGGCATGCTATAATTACACTACATCATGAGGTCATTATGAAATACCACGTCCTACACACCCTGAACGAAATCGCTGCCACCTCCAGCATTCTGGAGAAGCAGGCCATCCTGACGCACAACGAAGACAACAAGCTCCTGAAGCGCGTCTTCCGCATGGCGTATGATCCGAGCATCAACTACTACATCACGACCGGTGAGCCGAGTGTGCAGCACGCTATGTGCCAGATGACAATGTCCGAGGCGCTCGATGTTCTCGTGAACGAGTTCTCGACACGTCAGGTGACCGGCAACGCCGCCAAGGCGCGTCTGACCCATATCCTGAACCTGATGTATCCGGCGGACGCCACGGTGCTGCTGCGTATCCTGGATCGTGATCTGCGTTGCGGGGCCGGAACGACGCTTCCGAACCGTGTCTGGCCGAACCTGATTCCCACGTTCGACTTCCTGCTTGCGGATACTGACCCTTCCAAGATCGTGTATCCGGCTCTGTCGCAGCTGAAGGCTGATGGGATTCGCGCCGCCATGTTCGTGGACGCCGAGCGCGGTATCGTGTCGCTCATGTCACGTCAAGGCAAGCCGATCGAGACGCATGATTTCTTCAACACCTCGGGGCTGCGTCTCACGCGCGGGCAGACTGCCACGCTGGACGGCGAGCTCATCTGCTATGATGGCGACAAGCCGCTGGACCGCAAGACCTCGAACGGTATCCTGAACAAGGCCATCAAGGGCACGATCAGCATCAACGAGGCCGAGAAGATCCGCTTCCTGGTCTGGGACATCAACGATCCTGCCGGTCAGCACGGGTATGTGGAGCGTTACGTGGCCCTGGAGCGTCAGCTGGCGCATCGGCTTGCCTCGCGTATCATGCTCATCGAGACCAAGATGGTCGAGAATGAAGCCGAGGCCCTGCAACACTTCAAGTCGGTTCGCCGTCGTGGCCTGGAAGGCACCATCGTGAAGAACCTGAACGGCAAGTGGGTCCCGAAGCGTTCCAAGGACCTCTGCAAGTTCAAGGCCGAAGTGGAGGGCGAGTTCAAGGTCACGGGTTTCGAGTACGGCACCGGCAAGAACAAGTCTCGCGTCGGGGCCCTGTTCGTGGAAACAGCGGACGGCCTGGTCAAGACAAAGGTCGGCATCTTCAAGGACATGGACGAAAAGGTTCGCGACGAACTGCTCGTGGAGATGCCGAAGGTCGTGACCATTCTGTACAACGAACGCATCACCGACAAGTCGCGCAAGGACGGCACCGAGTCGTTGTTCCTGCCGCGCGTCACGTCGCTGCGTTGGGACAAGGACACCGCCAACACGCGCGTTGAACTCATCGAAATCGAAAAGGCCATCCTGAAGGATTGATATGCCACTGTATGAATTCAAATGCGAGTGTGGGAACCTGATCGAAAGGCTGGTCCCGATGGACACCATCAAAATCATCTGTGGCTGCGGCAAGATTGCCGAACAGCAGATCAGTCGAAGCTCCTTCAAGCTGAACGGGACCGGCTGGTACGAGACAGATTTCAAGACCATGAAGGTGGCGGAATGAAGATCCACAAGGGCACAGTTGATTTGGTTCGTCCTGGTGATATCGGCCAGCACCTTCTTGAGATCATTGTGACCAACGGGCCTAAATATCTTGAGACCTGCCAGTCATGCCAGGTCGGCATGAAGGGAATCAAGCAGGCATTCGATTTCGTTGATGGCGCCGACATCGTCTGGAACAAAGATATTGTGAACCAGAGCGAGGAGTACCTGATCCTGAATGTTGGAGGGTATGCATACAGCCTCTCGTTGACAAATGAGAAGGTTGTGGTGATCGATGTGGACCCGACCCTCCAAAACTTTGGGGAATGGTTCTGCAAGAGCTTCCAGATGCAGTTGGAGCTAGCGCATGTGGATGTCATCCAGTTCAACTACGGTGACCAGAACTTCAGAAA